GTTTCTACGTCCGTTTGCCCTATAGAGTCGCCAAGAGCGGTTAAACCAGCTTCTACGCCTGTCATATCGGCATTAGAAGTTGAGCCGGATGATATTGTTGTACCTAGGGCATTAACTGAATTGATTAAAACATCTTGGTTGGCAAGTCTGATTGCTTCGCGTTCGTTTTCTTTCTTCTCTAAGTAATCTGCAACGTCTTTTTGCTGTTGAACTAATTTGTTATGGCGTTCGTCATCATTTTCTTTTTGTTTGGATGCACGGTCATTTAAAGCATCGACAATATTTGAGCCGACACATGTAATTTCTGACCCATCGACAACGCAGTCTTGTGGAGTAAATGGTGCATCAGGAGTTGTATCGACAAGGTTATTATCTAAAGGGGCATCGTCGCCGCCAACTGTGCTATCAGGGTCGGGTTGCTCTTGTTCGCTGGTAGAACAATTTTGAAAAAGCCCGCCAGTTGGGATAATTGTATCGTTACAAGTATTTTCTTCATCAACAGAAGTGAAGTTTGAATTTGATTCTACTTTACCGCCACCGCAAACTTTACCTGTTGAGGTACCAGAAGCCCATTTTGAGCCAGCATAATCGATTGAACCGGATTGAACGTTGTAAGAACAAATACCATCGCACCAAGTACCAGCGGAAGTTAAACCAAGCTTTCCATATGTTTGGATATTGCCTTGCATTTGGGTTCCGCTTTCTGGGCATTGAACAGGTAAACAAGAACCGCCAATTTCAAAGTTGTAATAGCCATCGGGACATAAGGGAATATTGGGTAAGCAAACATCCTCTGTACCGTCAGGAGCAGTCATGGGGCCTTTTTTGTACATTGGTGCATCATCGGGTGGACAAATTTTAGAACCTAAATCCTCTTTATTGGACGCGCGACCTACAATATTGATGCCAGCGTTGTAACATTCATTGGAGGCATTACAGACGTTTTCAGTAGCAGAAAGATACATTGAGCCTTCATAATCAGGTTCACCGGAACTTGGAGAAGAAAATGTGCGACCAGGGAAAGTTTGAGCTTGAGCAATGACCCAATCATAGCAATCGGTTAGAGTCATCTTAGAATCAGCTGATAGAAAAGTACGGGAAGAATAACAAGAATAAAGCGTGACACCCTGAACTTTTGGTGAAACGTAAGCTGGGTAATCAGCAGAAAGCGAAAAAAAAGAAAAAGCCGCTAAAGTGATTAACAATAACGGCTTGATTAAACGGTTCATAGACTAACCCCCAAATAAATTACGGCTTACTATGTAACCGCAGATTGCCCCTATTAACGCAATAATTGTGAAAATAAGGGCTAGTATTAAACTAGCCACTTAAAAGCCCTCTGTTATGTAAAACTAGGCTTTGCGCACGTTACGCTTAGAGATACCAATACCTTTTTCAGACATTGCAATACCTATGATGATAATGCCAGTTGCAACGATGAAAGCAGCAACAGTTGTTAAATCTACAGCAGCGAAAATATCAGCCATGTTAAATATTCCTTTTTCTAAGTTAGCCCAAAATTAGGCAAGTTTTATAACACTCTTGGCAACCTTGACTTTGTATGAAAGGAAACCAAGAAATACAACCCAACCAAAAACAAGACCAAAAACTTCTAGTACATCAGCAGGGTTAATATCAATAGCCTTGAGCGCTAAATCGTACTCAGTAGGCGTAAGTAAAATGTATCCTGTGCAATCATCAGGTGATTGTGTTGATTGGACTAAGAAGCCCTCAGAGCTGATAGAGACACATTGAGACATTAAGGTTTTTTCCTAAAACTGTAATAAATTACAAAAAAAGCAACTAAGCCACCCGAGGCAAAATTAGTGATCGAAAGCATTATTATCTCGGGTGTGCTCATAATTAAGACGCCTTAGATTCTTTTTGAGGAACTAAAACGATGCTGAAAGGATTGAGCTCAATTTTGTTGTATTTTGAAGCTTGAAAACTGGATGGATGAATTGAGTAGACACCAGCGGTATAGGCACGTTGGGATTCTTCCATTGGGATTTCGATACGAACAGGGTAACGACCGCCATTATTCATATATCCAACTTGCCAAAAAGCACGACGGTCTGACTTACCGTTTTGTCCTGCAAAAGTGCGTGATTGGATATGGCCGTCTAGAGCATCTATTTCGATTGTTAACATAATTTTTCCTTAACCTACCGCTCGTAGGTTGCTTCTGAGTTGTTCGTATAGTGGTTTTGGCTCTTGCCAGTTTTCAGGGTGTTGCTTTGAAAAGTCGACATTAATAAGGCGTATTAATGGGACTACATTGCTAGCCGCTTGAGCTTGCAAATTCTGTAAGTAAGAACGGGGTATAACGTCTGAAACTTCTTTGACGTTACGGTAAAAGGTCTTTTCAGGAGTTGTTGCTTTGATTTCTTCCCAACCCTCATTTTTAAGGCTTCGAACAAAGCGAAATAAACGATCGGCTTTTGAATAGACAACTTTTCCAGACTTAGTGACACTGAAATAATTTGCTCTAAGTACTTTTTGTACTTCATCATCGTTATATATATTCACATGCTGGCCCTCGAAAGTTTTAAATATGTCATCCCAAGCGTGTGACCATAAATATTGAATCGGGCAGTATTTTTTTTGCATATTTTCGCAGTGCTCAACAAACGATCCAACGTGAATTGGAAAGCCAAGTCTAGTTAGCATTCTTGGCAAAATGGTCGCCTCAAAACGAAGTGAATTTTTTGCAAATGCTGAAACTATAGGTGAGTTGAGAACATCTAATTGCTTTTGATATAAATCCTGCTTAGTCCGTTCTAATTTTGATTCGGTCTCTTTAATAGAATGTTGTAATTCGTGATGTTTTAAATAGGCTTTTAATTGCTTATGTCTTGATGCTGATTTACCGCCTGATGAATTTTTAGTACCCCAATAGGCGGTGGTGTCATGACTTGATTTGCTTGAACGTGTTTGACCGCTGGATAAATTACGTAGGGCGTTAATGGTGCTTCTAGCTTGGCTATCACTTTCTAAATGAGCGGTAAAAGTTACGTCAATGGCTTTGATCTCTGAGAGTTTAAAATCAAGCATGTCGGTTAATGCTGGTATAGCTAAAGTAAAAGAAGTTACTAGAGACTCAATACATAAACGGACATCACAAGAACCAAATACGTTATGGCCTTGGAGTAATTTTGCGGGGCTTGCTTTTATTTCAACAAAGGGCCAATAAGTGGAACCGCCTTGATGTATTTTAAAACTGAGAGTAGACCAACTTGATGGTAAAGACTCATAGGGATGTCTTAGAGACTCAAAATCGAATTGACCGTCATTAAAAGTAATATTCCCAGATTCTAATTTTGCACCACGAAGATGACATTCTTTTAGGTCAATAAGGCCGCTAATACGCTCTGATGAGGTATCGCCAGCGACAAATTTCTCGTTAAAAGGTATGGCAATTCGTAACATGTCAATCATTTCATAGAATCTTAGAAAGCCAGAAGATAAAGCGATGTTAGATTCTTAGATATTATTTGTCAATAATTAAGGTAATATAAAAAGGAATAATAAAGGGGTTAGTTATGCCATCAAAACACATAGACGAGAAGACTTGGCGAAAAGTCGAAAAGGAAACGGTAAGAGCCGTTGTGGCGACTAGGGAAAGCATAAAAGAATCAGAGGCTTTGAAAATCCTTATAGAGATAGGGCTTAAACATATAAGAGAAGAAGATTATGAAAAGTTTGTGGGTAATAAAAAGGGGATTCGGTCAAAATGACAGTAGAGTCCACTGTTAAAGTATGTGGACTCACGAGACCAAGGACGGGTTTTGCCATTCGGCCGTTAAACTTCAATTCGATACCATAACAAGTATAAAATCAAAAAATGTCACTAGGGCGTAGCATAATCATTTCATTGAAACATTCCATCACGCATCAACTTAAATCAAATGAACAACATCATTGTTTTAAGGCGTATCGCTCCGCTTCCATTGCAAAAAACGCAATCAAAAAACAAAAAAACAGAGTAAATTTGATTATTTTGCTATCATTTTGTTGACTTATTCTGTGGTTTTGCTATCATAAAGGGGTGGAAAGAAAACTAAATGATAGCAAAAAGGCGGATTTATGGAAAACTCAAATATTTTAAAAATCGAAAACTCAAAAAAATGTGTGTGGTGGAAATTTGAAAACATAGAATTTTACTGGGAAGTAAGAACTGGTGATGTGTTTGTGAAGGGTGATGGGGTTGAAAACAAATTAAGCTTTGCGCCAGCAGAAGAAGCGACGGCAGCTGGTGCTAGAAAAGCAATTAAACAATGGTTAGCTCAAGCATACGGGGTGTAAAAATGGCTATTACAATTAGATTAACGGAAGAACAAGAGAATTTACTAGATGAAGCTATGGTTTTGACTGGTCAAAATACGAAATCTAAATTTTTCCTTTATATGCTGGAGAATGCTGATTCTATGGTTAGAAATGATTCTGCTTTTAGACAGATAAAGTCAATTGAAGAAGATATTAAAATAAAAGAGAAAATGATTAAGAAGTTAAAAACTGGTAATCGTGATTTTTGATAGCAATATGTTTGTGCCAGGTTTAAATATTGATAGCAAAAAAAGATTACAGGTTCATGTTTTTGATAGCAATATGTTTGTGCCTGGCTTAATTATTGATAGCATTAAAACGAAAGCTAAGTGAACCCTCCCGCTTCGCGGGTCCCTCCCTTAGCTGTCGTTTTCATTAGATGGGCTAACACCAACATCGGCACTAATAACTGGTGAGTCACATGTAATCCAATCTTGATAATCACCGTATTCAACCAGTACAGCGCATTTGCCATAAACACTCACGTCATAGCCAGCCAGTTTTAAATCTGGTAATCCAATCGTAAAGATATTTTGGCCGTTTTGTGATGCGACAAAATAAATGTCTTTGTAAAGCCTGCCGCCCATTGTGTATTCGCTATATCCATCTGCATGGAGTTGAACCTTGTAGAAAGGGTGAAAGGACTTTGTTGATTTGAAGTCGGTGCGTTCTGATTGGTTTGATTGCTTTGTATAAGTCACCTTTTGTTCGATTGCTTGTTGTGGTGATGAAGATTGGATGATTGGTGTTGATTTGGTAACGGTTTGAACTTTAGGAGCTTGAACTGTTGAATCTACACTTTGATACATCATCTTTTTTCCAAGGTATAGTGCTGTTATGGTGCCGATAACTAGCATACCTATAATCAGCTTTTTACGTGGAAAAAGTGTTGCATTAATATCTTTCGATACGGCTTCATCAACAGGGGCTGATGACTGTGTGTGACTTTGGTAGAATTGAAAATATTGCTTTTTATATTCGCGTTCTTCTTCGTGTACAAAATCCTCGTTGCGTGCTGAAACGCCATGATAAGTTTTTTTAATGTAATGAGTATCATCACCGAAAACGGACTTCTTAACACAGCGCCAGCAAACTTCTATCATGTCCTTTAGATCACGATGTAATTTTTTTGGTGACTGGGTGACGATAATAATGTCATGACCATAATGGCCGTGTAGTGAAAGGTATTCTAAAACTTCGCGGTTTGCAGTTGAACCAAGACATAAATGCGCTTCGTCAACTACGAATAACGGGCCTTGTCCTTTTTCATTTTTCCAATCGTATTTTGTAAAATCCTCTGGCTTTGAGAACGGTCTAATCATGCCGTAGTCAGTGAAATTGGCTTTTACGATAATGATACGGTCAGCGACTTCTTGACTGTAAAACTTCACTACTGAGGCAAGGTTAACAGGTATGTTTGTCACGACTAACCGGCCCTCGGCAGCGCTTGGTATTATATGAAATAATACGGATTCGTAGCTTTTGCCCGCTCTTGGTCGTCCAACAATTGCGTTTATCATGATCCTAACCTCACGAATGGAATTAGCTGTAAAAACATTCTGATAATAAGTGCTGAGACTATCATCGACATTGACTCGTTAAAGCCACAAACAGCCATGTAGTACTGCGTTTCAGGTGGTATTAAGCTGAAGTACTGCAGGGGATTTAATCCAGTGAATAGATCCCCTAGCATGTCTAGAAAAAATAGAACTATTGCGAAAAGTGAATCTATTACGAAAAAGAGTAAATCTTTAAGTAAATCAACTAGTGAAATGAATATCTGATAGAGATAATCAACGAACTCATTCCATCGTGCAGCTAGCCAATCAAGCATGTTAACCCCCGAAAATTAGTGAACGACATAGAAAAGCAGTTGAGACCAAAATAATGATGCGTAAAAAGTCAAATATTCTGGGGTCTAATTCGATGTCACTACATCCAAAATCCATTAAGCCGCCAAGATTGAAACAAAACTCATAGCTTGGTGCAGAACCTGAGGCGGTAAGCTCCCAAGATTTCAAGTATTGATTCATTGATGTGTTGTCGAATGCAGCGCTATTTTTTTCCCAAACATCAGAAAAACCATTGGGGTATTCACGTTCGTAAAACGATTCGATGCCCGCTGTGGGTTCGCCGTCAGTTTCTACGTCCGTTTGCCCTATAGAGTCGCCAAGAGCGGTTAAACCAGCTTCTACGCCTGTCATATCGGCATTAGAAGTTGAGCCGGATGATATTGTTGTACCTAGGGCATTAACTGAATTGAT